ACAGCGCAAAGCTGCAGCTCGGGGCTAGTCGGATTTTTGCAACGCCAGACTACATTGCGCCAGCCGATCTGAATTTTCAGAACGTCCGGCTGGTAACGATGCCGAAAGCTATCAATCCGCCGACACCGTATGGCCCAGGCACTGCGGCGAACCTGACTGCAGAGTGCACGCACCCAGGCATGGTGTACGAGAAAAACGGCTGGCAGGGCTATCGCTACTGGATGGTCTATACCCCTTACCCCGGCGCTGACAGTACATACGAAAACCCATGTATCTGTGCCAGCAATGACGGTGAAACTTTTGAACTGCCTGCGGGAGCGCCGAACCCGCTATTCCCAAAACCGACAGAGGTGACCAGCTACAACAGCGACACACACCTATTCCTGATGCCTGACAAGAGCAAGCTAATTCTGATCTGGCGGGCTCGCGGTATTAATATCAGTGGCACGAATTACAACGTGCTGTATGTCACGGAATCGACTGACGGCAGAAGATGGACAACTCCGGTAAACATCTGGCAGGGCGGTGTTGGCTCGTCGGATATGGCTTCACCGTCTCTCTGGTACGACGGAACAAACTGGAACATCGTCGCGCACAACTTCGAGGGCGGCGTATTTCAGGTGCGCTACATGCAATCCGCTAACCTGTATTCCGGATGGCCGGATACGCCATCTACTCTGACTATCACGCATCCGACTGGCGGTACGTGGTGGCACTCGTTCTGGGTGCGCTTGAGCAGTGGCAAAATTGCTGCGCTGATTCAGGACGGTAACAGCGGTGGCGGTGGCCTGTACTGGATAGAAACTCTGGACATGACCACCTTTCAAGTCAGTCCGCTGAACTTCGGCAAGGTCGGTTTTTACCGCAGCGCGTTTGTGATTGAGCAGGCCGACAACGGCGATTACTGGCTGCGCATGTACACCTCTCGAATCAGCGGCGGGTTCTATATCCGTATGGGTCTGGCGCGCTTTGATCGAGAAGATTGGCAGAGACGGCACCTTGCAAGCTTTGCCGGAATTGTCTCCGGTCAGGCGGCTGGTATTGCCGGCTATATCGGTGCTGACACGTTCAATCGCGCAGATTCCGCAACTAGCCTTGGTAACACTACGTCGGGGCAGACCTACACGCAGGATACAGGCCCCACCAACGTCATCGGAATTAGTACTAAGCGGGCATACAATGTCACGTCCGCTAACTGCCGGGCGCTGGTAAACATGGGTGTGTCGGATTTTTCCTACTCTCTGCGCGTGATTAGCGTTGGCTCCGGTTCGCAAGTGTGGACGATTGTCCGTGCCAGTGGCTCGACGAACTACTGGCGGATTGGCGTAAATGGCGGCGCCTGGTGGGTGCAGAAGATCGCTTCAGGCGTCGTCGGCGATACAAACGTTACTACGCTCGCGTATTTCGCTGACAACGACGTTCTGCGTATTGTGTGCAACGGAAACAAGATCACTGCATACGTCAACGACATGGAAATCTGGAGCAAGATCGATACGTTCAACAATACGGCGACGCAGGTCGGATTCCAGATGTCTGGAAACACCTCTTATGTTGATCGACTATCAGTTGTCGCTGTATAGGCCAACGCCAAACGCCCGCCCCACGCAGGCTTTTTAACGCCCACCCCCACCCCGCTTCGGCGGGGTTTTGCATTTCTGGACTGACATGCTGACTCAACTCTCTCCGCCGGCCGCAGAGCCGTTGACGCTGGCAGAGGCCAAGCTGCATCTGCGTGTCGATATCACCGATGACGACAGCCTGATCACTGCGCTGATCGTCACCGCCCGCCAGCAGGCAGAGCATCGCACCGGCCGGGCGCTGGTGTCGCAGCAGTGGCGTTATGCAATCGATGCGTTCCCTGTCGATTCGCTGGAACTACCGCTGCCGAAGCTGCAATCGGTGCAGTCCGTGTCGTATCTCGACAGCAACGGCACGCGCCAGACGCTGGCGAATACCGAATATGACGTGATTACCGACGAGCTGGTTGGCCGACTCATCCCCGCATTCGGCAAAAGCTGGCCGTCCTGCCGCGAGTGGCCGGGTTCGGTGCAGGTGAGCTACACCTGCGGATATGGCGCTGCGGCGGATGTGCCGCAGTCGATCAAGGCGTGGATGCTGATGGCGATTGCAACCTGGTACGAAAACCGCGAAGCACTGATAGCCGGCCAGCCGGTTGCCGAATTGCCGCGCTGTTTCTGGGAAGGTTTGCTCGATCCATTCTGGGTTCCGGGGGCGTGATGTCAGCCAGCCAATTAAAAACTCGCGTCACATTCAGCCAGCGCACTGGCACGCAGGATTCCGCCGGCCAGCCTGTTGACGACTGGGTAACCTTCGCCACCACATGGGCGGATGTGCGCTTTGCTAGCGGAATGGAAACCATCAAGGCAGATCGGGATATGTCAGTTTCTCGGGCATCAGCAGTTATTCGTCGCCGGACTGAAATCGTTGCCGGCATGCGTATTACCATCAACTCGGTGGCGTTCGACATTATTGATGTGATGCCAGACCTGAAGAGGCGCATGTATATGACGCTGATTTGTGAGGCTGCACGATGAGCAACGGCAACAACAGTTTCAACATTGGTGTTGATACCAGCGGGCTAGATAGTCTTCTGGAAACGCTCGGAAGCGCCGCTAGTGAAGTTGTAAGGCCTGCCGCCCATGCGGGAGCGCTGGTGTTATACACGCGAGCCAAATTGATTGCGCCGGTATTCGCTGGCGGGCCGAAATACATCAAGCGCAGCAAGAGCGGAAAAAGCGGCGGCTACTGGATCAAACCGGGGCAGTTGCGCGACTCGATATATCGCGTCTACAGCAAAGACAACTCCGGCGATGGCGTGGCAACGTACCACATCAGTTGGAACCACAAGAAAGCGCCGCACGGGCACTGGATTGAAAACGGCAACGCAAAACACGATGCAAAGTCATTCATCCGTCGCGCCTACGTTGAACAAGGCGATGCCGCCGCAGAAGCTGCTGCGTCGACTGTAATTCAAGAGATAACCAAGAGACTCGGATGAGCATCGAAACCGCCGTCTATGACGCAATCAAGGCAATTTGCCCGCGGGTCTACCCGGACATTGCGCCGGCTGGCACTGCTGCGCCGTATGTCGTCTACCAGGCGATTGGCGGGCGACCGCTGAGCTACACCAGCGACGAGGTGCCGACCATTCGCAACGCAGAGATGCAGATCAGCGTCTGGGCGACCACTCGCACCGCAGCCAATGCGCTGTCGTCATCAATCGAGGCGGCATTGATCGCTATTACCACCATTCAAGCCCGCCCATCGTCAGGGCTGGCTGCGCAGTACGACGAGGACGCCGATTTACGCGGCGCCATACAGACATTCTCAATCTGGGGCGCTCGATAGCCATCTAGCCCCCAACACCAAGCCGCCTTCGGGCGGTTTTTTTTCGTCCTAAATCCGCCCCGTTGGGGCTTTTTTTTCGTCTGAAAGGCCCATCAAATGGCACAAGTACCTACTGGCACCACGTTTTTCATCGCATCGGCTTATGCCGCATCAAAAACCGTTACCGTCGTAACAAACGCATCTGAAGCGGTAGTAACCAGCGCTGCGCACGGCTACAGCAACGGCGACATCGTCGAAATCACCTCTGGTTGGGGTCGCCTGAATCTGCGCAACTTCCGCATCAAGTCTGTGGCCACTGACTCCTTCGTGTTGGAAGGCGCAGACACCACCAGCACTACGCTGTTCCCTGCCGGAAGCGGCATCGGTTCGGTGCGTAAAGTATCGACGTTTACGCAGATCACCGGCGTGATGAATCCGCAATCGAGCGGTGGCGATCCGAAGACCGTTACCTACAAGTTTGTTGAATCGGATGTCGAATACTCGATCAACGACGGGTTCAGCGCCACCAACTACACCATGGAACTGGATGCCGATTCCATCGGTGGCGCAGGTTACACCGCGTTGAAAGCCCTGACAGACGTGCAGACCTACACCTGCTTGAAGATGGTTACCCGTTCCGGCTCGCTGATCTTCCAGCCATGCACCGTGGCGCTGAATGAAGCCGTCCGCCTGCAAGACGGCCAGATCAACCGCGTCAACGTTGCATTCAACGGCTCGAATCGTCTGACCCGCTACGCATCCTAATCGTTTTGCCCCGGCCCGCTGTGAGAAATCCCGGCGGGCTTTTTTACGCCTGCAGGTCGCGCCTGCAGTGCTTTTTCATCCCCAAGAAAGAAAAACGACATGGCAAAGATCAAGCTGGGCGCACGCCCTAAAAACTTCTCCGCAACCGTCAAAGCCAAGCTGCTGAACGGCGACGAAGTGTCGGTTGAAATGAAATACACGTACCGCACCCGCTCCGAGTTTGGCGCGTTTCTGGATGAGATTTTCGCGGAAAACGAAGTCAAGCCGGCGGACAACAGCGAGCAGGCCATTGCCGCCACGCTGCAGCAGGCATACCAGACCGGCGTTGAACGTCACGCCGACCAGATCATGCGTGCGGCCGAAGGATGGAACCTGGACGAAGATTTCAGCCGCGAAAACGTCGTCGCTTTGTGTGACGAAATCCCCGCAATGGCCTTCGCCATCATGGACACCTATCGCGTAGCTATCACCGAAGGCCGCTTGGGAAACTGAGGGCCGCCACCGCTGCAATCTACCAGAGCATGCCGACAGCCGAAGAAATGGCGGCTGCCGGCTTCGCTCCAGAGGATTACGAAACAGACCCGGTTGAACTCTGGCCAGAAAACCAGCCAGCGTTTGACCTGTTCTGCATGGTGCAGACGCAGTGGCGGATAGGCATGAATGGCGCGACGGGTCTGGATTACTCGCCGCTGTTCGTCCTGATGGACAATCGCGGGTTGGGCGGCGAAGCGTGGCAGCAATTGTTTGACGACGTGCGGGTTATCGAATCTGCAGCTCTGGCGGAAATGAACAAGAGGACGTAATGAGCGACATCAATAAAAAAGTCCAGATAGACGTTACCGCCAACGGCCAGCAGGCAAAGCAGGAATTCGCGTCCACTGCAAACGCAGCCAAGGACATGTCGTCGACCATCTCCCAGGCTGGCGGCGCGGCTGCGTCCAGTATCGACAAGATTGGCGACGGTGCTGGTGAATCAGCGCAGAAAGTAGACCGCGCATCGAAGTCGATGATTGCATCGATTCAGCGCGCCACCGCTGCGACTCAGGCCGGCGGCCAATCCACATCTGCTTATTTCGACGCCATCAGCAAACAGCGCGGCCTGAACAGTGACGCGCTGAAGCCGTACATTGACCAGTTGCGTGCAGCAGAAGCAGCGCAAGAGGCTGCCCGCGCTTCGCTGGGCCGAACCGGCATCACTGCAGCTCAGACCGCCGCCGCGTTGCGTGGCGTGCCGGCTCAATTTACCGATATCGCCGTTTCCCTGTCATCTGGTCAAGCGCCAATGACCGTGCTGCTGCAGCAAGGCGGCCAGCTTAAGGACATGTTCGGCGGCGTTGGCAATGCAGCAAAAGCGCTGGGCGGATATGTGGCCAGCCTGGTTACTCCGTTCACCGTTGCTGCGGCAGCTATCGGTGGCATTGGCTATGCGGCCTATGCTGGATCGACAGAAATGGACGAGTTCAAAAAGAACTTGATCCTGACCGGCAACATTTCCGGCATCACCGCCGACAAATTCAACGCTATGGCTCAGTCCATGGCAAATATCAGCGGAATCACTCGCGGCGCAGCGGCAGAAGCACTAACCGCTATGGCCGCGTCCGGCAACATCGGCGCCGAATCGATTGAGCGATTGACCCGCTCCGCACTCCAATTCGAAAAGGCCGGCGGGCCGGCCGTTGCAGAAACCGTCAAACAGTTCGAGGCGTTGGGCAAGGAGCCGGTGAAGGCTTCGGTTGAGCTTAGCGAGAAAACCCACTATCTGACGCTGGCAGTCTACGAGCAGATAAAGTCGCTGCAGGAGCAAGGAAAGGCATCTGAGGCTGCTGCGCTGGCGCAGAACGCATGGGCAGATGCCATCGACAAGCGCACGCCGAAGATGGTGCAAAACCTTGGCTATATCGAAAGCGCATGGAAGGGAATTAAAGAGGCAGCGGCTGGCGCATGGGATTCGGCAAAGAGCCTCGGCAGGGAAGAAACAGATTTAGAAAAACGAGTCGCCCTGCTTAGAAAGATTGGCCAGGCCAATCTGGATATTGAGTCAGGGTCAATCAACAGCAATCGCCTGAAGCAGCAAAAAGAGCAGTGGGCGCAAGAGCTGAAGTCGCTGGTTGATTCGAATAACGCCAAAGAAGCTGAGGCAAAGAAGCACGCGGCGGAAGAGGCAAAAAACAAAGCGCAGATCGATGCCGCCGTCAAATACGACAAGCTGATCGACGATCAGGCGAGCAAGGCCGTCAAGCAACGCAAAGAGATGCAGTTGTTGGATGCAGATCGCGCAGCAGGGCTGGTGAGCGAAGAAAAATACCAGCAGGCAAAAGCGGCTATTGCGAAGAAATACGAAGAAAAGGGCAGCTCAAGGCCGAAAGTAGACAAAGCCGCATTGGAGGCGCAGCGCGAAGCAGAGCGCCAGCAAGAGCGCCTGAATGGACTGTTGGAAGTCGGTAGCGGTGTCAGCAAAACCTATACCGCTGACGTTGCCCTGCTCGGCAAAGCACTGGCGGGTGGCAAGATCACGGCAGATCAATACTCGGCATCGGCAAGCAAGTTGTGGCTTACCCAGACCGAAGCCGGCAAAGCGTGGAAAGCATCAACCGAAGCCGCCAAAGAAGCCTCCCACGCATTGACCGCATGGCGGTCTGAGCACGAAAGCCAGCTTGCCGCCATCGCCGAAGAAACCAGCGCGGTCGGCCAGTCGGCTGAGTCTCGCAAGATCGCTATCGCCGGCCTGCAGGTTGAGGCTGACGCTAAAAAGCGCATCGCATCCCTGAATGACAAACTATCTGCCGAGGCCCGCAAATCAGCAGAAGATGAAATCAACGCCGAAGCGAAGAAGCAGAAGGCATACGTCGAAACGGCCATGCGCAAGCAACAGGCCGTCGAAGGCGCGTACCAGCTCGAACAGGAAAACCGCAGATTCGCTGCTGATTCGATTCTGGACGAACAGGGCCGCGCCCGCGCCATTCTCGACATCGAATCGGAGACATGGCGCAAACGCATCGAGCTTGCCGAAATGGGCAGCGAAGAGCGCAAGCGGCTCGAAGGCGCGTTCCAGCAATGGTACGCCAACCAGCTTTCAAAGCCCGCCATCGAATCGATGCGCAAGGCGCTGGAATCCATCGACCAGACTTTCCACGATAGCTTCACCCGCATGCTGGAAAACGGCAAGGCGGATTGGAATGCCTTCGGCAAGGCACTGGCAGCCAGCTTTAAGACTGCCGTCGCTGATGAGATTTACAAGCTCACCATCAAGCCTATTGTGGTCAGCGTGGTCAGCAGTTTTGCCGGCGGTGCGGCGCAGGCTGCGGGTGCGGTGGCTGGGCAATCCGGCAGCGGTATTGGTGGAGTTGTTTCTGGCGTAACTGGCGCATACAACGCGGTCAGCGGTGGCATTACCAATGCTGCGACGGCGTTCGCCACTAGCGGCATGGGGCAGTATCTTGGGCTTTCGAGTACTGCGCCGATTGCGACCAATACGTCACTTGGCTCTATCCAGTTGGCTGGCCAAGCGGGTACGGCTGGCGGTGGTGCGTATCTGACAGGCGCCGGCAGCACATTATCGGCTGTCGCCGCTCCTGCAACTGCCGCACTGCTCGGCGAATACCTGATGGCCGAAATGGCTCGCGCCGGCTGGGGTATGGACAATAACCGCAGCGCAGGCGGTGCCTATGCGTCAAACCCGTATCTGTACATGGCCTATCAGGCCGGTTCGCGGCTGTTCGGTCGTAACCGCAACATCAGCAACGATGCGGCCGGCATTCAGGGGACGTTCGATATCTCCGGCTTCTCCGGCGATGCGTTCCAGGAGCGCAGCCAGCGCGGTGGCACGTTCCGCAGTGACAAGCGCTGGACCGATCTGTCTGGCGTCGGCGGTGATGTTGATCGCTATCTGGATGGCCTGCTCAAAACTACTGTCAGCGGCCTGCAGACCATCGGCAAAACGCTCAGCGTTGAATCGACCAAGGCGCTGGAAGGGTTCTCGCACGAATTCCGCCTGCAATTGACCGACAACGGCGATTGGAGCAAAGCCGGCGAAAAGATCGCCGCAGAAATCAGCAAGGTATCCGACGAGCTGGTCAATCGGCTGGTGCCGACGATTGGCGAATTCGCGCAGTTCGGCGAGACGGCCACGCAGACATTCCAGCGGCTCAATCAAGAGGTGCAGGCCACTGACGCGATTCTGTTGGCTATGGGCAAGAGTGCGTCCGATGCCTTCGGCGGAGTGGGTCTGGCATCGATTGCGGCGCGTGAGGATCTGATTGCGCTGGCCGGCGGGCTGGATAAGCTGGCGGGCAAAACGCAGTCGTACTATCAGGCGTTTTATTCGGCAGACGAGCAGGCGCAGCGTGCTGCCGATCAGGCCCGTGGCGTTCTGGCCTCCGGCTTTGCCGATCTTGGTCAGGCTATCCCTGCCAGCAAAGAGGTATTCCGCGCGCTGGTTGAATCGCAGGACTTGAGCACCGATTCGGGCCGCAAACTGTTCAACGCGCTGCTGGATTTGTCGGACGAATTCGACACGGTTTCGAAGGTATCGGGTTCGGCGCTGGATAAGCTCAAGCAGGCGACAACTACCGCGCAACAGGGTCAGGCATCGCTGTTCGATACGTTTGCCAGCGATTCGCAAAAGCTGGAAGCCGCTCGCAAGCTTGTCGGCGACTCGTTCGCAAGCATCGGTAGCGCAGTGCCGGCCAGCGCCGCCGAATTCCTCAAGCTCGCGCAATCCATCGATCCGGCAACCGAGGCAGGGCAGAGCTTTATCGCCACGCTCGGCAAGGTCAGCAATGCGTTTGCCTACGTCGAAAAAGCATCGGCAGACAGCAGCGCGGCAATGGTCGCATCCGCTCAGTCGGCGGCGCAGGCAATTGCGCAGGCAATTGCGCAGGCATCCGGCTCGCGCCGGTCTATTCAGGATCAGTTCGATTCTACCGGTGCGGTGTCTCGCGCTCAGGCGGACATCAATGCAGCGTTTGCCAAATATGGCGCGACCGCTCCGACCACCCGCGAGGGCGTTGCGGCTGTGGCTGGCAGCATCGATGTCAACACCGCGATTGGGCAAGAGCAGATGGCTGCGCTGAATGCGCTGACTGGCGCGTTTAACACGGTTTTTTCAGCTCAGGAAAAGGCTGCGCAAGATGCTGCTGCCGCAGCGCAAGCGGCTGCAGATCAACAGGCAAAATCCGCTCAGGACGCGCTTGACGCCGCCCGGCGTTCCGCCGACGAGCAAATGCGCCTGGCCACTCAAGTCCACGACTCAATCAGCGGCGCACTTAAATCGCTGCTGGGCCAAAGCGAGCAATTCGAATCGCAATCCCGCCAGATGGCGCAAGCCACGCTGCAATCGGCGCTGGTTATCGCCAAGGCCGGCGGCTCGCTGAGCAACTTCCAGGGGTTGGATGCTGCGCTCAACTCGGTAACCAAACTGGACAAGGCGGCATTCGCTACTGCGTCGCAATACGCGGTGGAGTTTGGCCGCACCGCCAATCTGCTGACGCAACTGGAGCAATACACGCGCATCAACGGCAGCCACGCCAACGGCCTGGACTATGTGCCGTTTGACGGCTACGTTGCCCAGCTGCATCGCGGCGAGCGGGTTCAGACGGCCGCCAGTGCGTCGGCTGCAGATGCGACGGTGGAAGAGGTCAAGGCGTTGCGCAGCGATCTCAACGCCATCGGTGCGGCGCTGGCGACATACACGCAGAAAACCGCGAAGCTGATGGCGAAGTTTGACGTTGAAGGCATCGCGACAAGGGTTTAATCGATGACGACACCAGTAAAAATCATGCCGCCCATCGACATCACCTACGCCAAGTTGACGGCGTCGAATGTGGCGGAAACCGAGTACGGCAATTACGCCGCCGGCACGACCTATGCACTGGGCGACCGGGTAATTGTGCCGTCCACGCACGATGTCTGGGAATCGCTGGCGGCGGGCAACACCGGCCACACGCCAGCGAC